ATTTCTGCAACTTCTATTTCTAATTCTATTAACTGAATCTGAGATTTTGATAACCAATCTACTAAGTTGATAGTTAATACTTCGTTTACAATTTCTTTTATTTTACTTACTGTCATAATTTAAGGTTTTAAGGTTTTATATTTTTACTTTCTTTATTTTAGTTTTACATCCCCTATTGAACGTAGGGGATGGGATATAAGTTGAACCAACTTTTAACGAGCTAATCAATTTCAAACTCGGATGACTTTAGAGTCATCACAACTATGTAAGTAATAAACTTTAAACTTACACTACGAATATACAAAAAAAAGTAATACGAGTCAAGTAAAATGTGATTTATTTTACCAGTTTATATTGATTCTAAATAAGAATAATTTTATTTTTTGTTAAGAAATTTTAGCTGAACCTACATCGATTGGTTCTCTCTTCATATGATTACCTGATGCAAAGTTTGCACCTTCTTTGATATAGCCAGTTAGGAATGCTCTTCTAAATCTTTGGGAATTATTTGGCTCTGAACCATGTACTACATTTGAATGAAGTAAAGCAACCTGTCCTTTCCTCAAATATCCATCTATATGTGTAAAGTTATGGTCATTAGGCAATATACATGGTTTACCTCTCTCATTCCTCCAATTCTTTGGATTTGAACCAGCTCTTTCTTCATCTATTTCTATTGGTAATCTACCTAACTTATGTGAACCTTCTAAATACCAAACAGAACCATTATTGGGGTCGTGATTATCAAAAGCAAGAGAAATGTTTACAATTTCATTTGTATTACATTGTGTATAAAATATATTTTGATGTTGGTCTCTTCCTAATTGACCTGGTGGTTTAAAGTATGCCCAAGATTGTACTGCAAATATTTTAGATTCCATTACAAATTCACAAGCTTCTATAATTTTAGGATGTTTCATCAATTCATATAACTTAGAAGATTGTTTATGTGGATGCATAAATGGGTCATATTCTCCCCATTGTTTTTCAGTATCATTAGTTTGTCGTTGAATTCTGATTCGTTCTAACTCCTCAGCATATGAATCTACTTCACTCTCGGTTAGTAGATTTAAAATAGATACTCCTTTGTATCTCCAATCAAATTGTAGTTGTTGTTTTTCTTCTTGTGATAAATAACTCATATAACATATTTTACTTTGTATATGTATATATATTAACTTTTATAAAATTGTAATAAATTTGGTAAATATAATTTTAATGTAGGTATCAAATGAGATACTAGTTTTATTGATATTCTATTTGATTCAGATACCGCTTTATCTGTAATATTACCGACTGAATCATATTGTGTTTCCATTGGGCCTTTTATTCTCCATTTTAATTCAACAATAGTATATAAAGAATTAGTTATAAACCTATTTCTATCTCTTTTGGAAATCTCATATATAGGAGAACCTTTATCGTTAGTTTTTTGAATAAAATATCTTTTAACAAATCCTCTACGATAATCCACATCTTTTAAGACTGGCAAATACGCAATAATACTAATCTCCTTTGGAGTTTTTTTTATAATTTGGCTATATCTTTTAAAATTTGAATCCATTATTTCTCACTTCCTATCATTCTCATTTCTGTTTTAACATCAGTCATCCATTGATTTCCACTAATAGAATGTCCTACCTTCATAACTTGAAAAAAGTTAGGGTAACCATACTTATCAGGTATTCCCTCAAATCTAACTTTATCACCAACTTTAAATCCACTAACACCATGTACTGTAAAATCTACTTGAGCTAATCCAAGTGGTGGATTTTGGACATTGTTATCAGATTTTGGTTGTTCTCCACTTACAGCTGCTGATTTTAAACCTCTATCGATTAGTTCTACCGATTTTAAGGCAGTTGGGTCATTCCATGTACCAATACAAAGTAATGTTTCAATAGCTTCTTTTACGTTTTCAGTTGTTCCATCTTTACCAACACCACTTAAAACTTGTTTTCTATCTTGATATCTTGAAAACAATCCAGCTCTCTGTGCAAATACTTCAAAAGCTTTTGCTTTAGCTGTTTCTTCTTCGGTTGGTTCACCTTCTTCATCAGAGGTATCTGTACTATCAGATTCACTCTCTTGACCATCAAGTTGTTGTCTCATCAATATAGTTCCCACTCGGTCTACCGATGTTTCATCGAAAACAGAACCAAACATAATAGGTTGACTATCTCCTGAAGCATCTTTCTTATTTTTACTCATTTTTTTAATCATGATAGAACTCATCATAGCTCCTTGAACACTCATGTTAAAATTAACCGATGTAAATGGTGATTCTGTACCTCTCGTTTGGAAAGTTGCCATATCCTCATCATCTGGTTCGGTTTTTCCTGTAAAGTTAAAATCTACTACTCTTAGTTCAGCTGGGCCGTTAGGGTCATCTGTTTTTGGTTGTTCCATTATCTGAAAATCCCATAATGAATTACATCCACTACTCAAACCATTTAACATTTCATATAAAACATCTCGTGTGTTAAAGTTTGGTTTATTTAGACATTCTACAAAGAAATCATAGTTTATATATAAATCTTTTAACCATCCCCAAAATCCTCGTTTTTCGGTTAATGGTAAAACAGTATCATCACAATCGTGTGTTATTATAGTTTCATCTAAATCATATAAACATGGAAATGCAAAAGGAACTGGTCTTGATTGACCTGTTGCTGGGTCATTTGCTGAACCGTTTAATTCTGCTCTTTCATCTCCACTTGGGGCCTCTTCAACTAATGGATGTAAATTAGCTATATTATCATTATTATTTAAATCATCATAATTAATATATTTAACTTCTTCACCAGGTTCACCAAATAAAGATTTTTTTAGAGAAAAGTTAGGTGCTGTTGTATTTGGTATATATAAAGTAGATTTATCAGTACTCCACATATGTGGAAATGCTTTTATTGGAGTATCTTTAATATTAATAGTTAAATTTTTTGTATCCAAATTTGGACAATCAGATGGTTGTGATTCTAAATCTATGATAAAATCATTTAATATTTCAACAGCTAATTCAAATCTAATAAATCTTTCCTTATCAAATATTTCTACATTCGTTGGAATTTTAACAGAATCCCCACCCTTATTAGTAATAGTTGTTCCTTTTTGTAAAGCTTCAGATAATGTATCTCTTGCAACCTCATCAAAGTTTACATAGTTTCCTTCATAGGCCCAATTATTTCCATTTTTATCATTATTACTACTCCATTTTTTTATAACACTAGATTGTTTAAACTTAGGTAAAGAATTAAACATCTGTTTGAATAGTTGCTGACCAGATGTACTCTTTCCTACATTTTCTGGTGGGAATGGGTCTTCTTGCCCATCACCTGCAGAATCAGTTGAATTACCTCCTCGATGTGTTTGCATATATTCAGCGGCTATACCAGCTCCTGATATTTTTACTTTTAATTCGTATGATTCTCCATCTGCAAATGATACACCACCACCAACTACTATACCTAAAGTTGCATCGTATTGATACTTAGATAATTTTCTTTTTTCTCTAATAACGTTCCAATTATCATAAGCTGCTATTTGACATGGGTCAATAGCACCACCTCCTCCAATTCTCTGATTATATGAATCTGCTACATTCCAACCACATTCTAGTAAAATATGAAATCCTGGTTCAAGAAGGAATTTTTGTATTTTGTTCATTTGTTCTTTTGTAAAACACTTAACAGTAAATTCTGATTGTTTTAAAGAACCTCTAGCCATTTCATTTATACTCACACCTGTAATGATAGGAGAAGGTCTTAGACCCCTCCCTATACCATCTATTTCAACTGGAGTTGTCATATCTAAAGCGTAACCCAACATACCTGGTTTTTCATTATTACCATATACAGACTCAAAGTTTTGACCTCCATGTATAGATTGCATTACCAAACCGTTAGTATCACCAACTTCAACTGATGATATAACTCGTATCCATGATGTTAATCCACTTACACCACCTTGTTGATATACGTTTGTAGTTTGAGCTGCTCTATTATATAGAACGTCTTTTAATTCAGGATATATATTTGAGTATTTTGGAAAAAACATAAACTATAATTTTCTAAAATCATTAACAATCTTACTGTAATTTACAGGTATTCTAAGTGTAGTACCATCTGGCATCGCGAATGTAACATCATGTAAATTGTTAGCAGTTGCTATTATCCACCATAATGAAGAATCACCATAATATTCATTAGCTAAAGCATCCAATCTATCACCTGTTTGAGTTACTATATAAATATCTTTATCAGACAAAGGGATGTTAGGATATAAACGGCTTCTAAAAACTCGTCTACCATCCTTTAATTTCTGTATTTTATTATTATCGTATCTACTGTTTGCCATAATGTTTTATTTTAGCTAAAATCTAAATCTGCATATTGAGAATTTTCAGCTATTCTCCTTTCTTCATCTGCCTTACTTCTACCAGGCCAATAATCGTAACTTATCCAATGAGAACCATTAGGTCCATCATCAAAACCTACCATTTTTTGAGTTCGTGGAGTTCCATAAAAAGTATAGTTTCTCATATATGTATAAGCATTTTCTTTTTCTTTCTTAATACTTGAAATATCTATTTCAAAATCGTTAGCTATTGATTTACCTAAACCAATAAGGTTAGGGTCAATTCCTTTTCCTTTTACTTCTTTTAATCGTTCTTTAATGGTGGCTGCTCTTTTTGATTTATAAGCTGCAATAGCTTCTTCTTTTAATTGTTCAGGTGTTTTTTCAGCCCCACCATCAAGATTCTGAGTACCACTACCTCCTTCTTCTTTTTCTGGTGTACTAGTAGTTTCTCCTGTTTTAGGATTTACAGTTACTTTTACTTGTGCACCATCACCTGTCTGTGATTGTTCATTAGCTCCATCACCAGAAGGAGAAGTTTTTTCTTTTATCTCTTCAATAGCCTCATCTGATTTTTCATAACTATATAGTGATAGTTCACTTCCTGGCATTTCAACAAACTTAATTGTCAAGGAAGCATTTATAAACTTTGGTAATAAGATTCCAGATGATTGACTTTCCCATGTACCATTATCTGGAAAAGTATATGTTAAGGATTCTATAAATCCTATTTTACCATTATACAAATCACCTAATCTAAATTTTATGAATGGTGGATTTGAAATACCATTTACAATAGTTGGATATGTTTTTTTAGTTAAAGCTGTAATTTTTTCCCAATTATTGGTTAACTCACCTTGATTAGTACAATAAATATCAAAAGAAAAAGTTAATGCTCTTTCAACTCCATCGTAAGTGTAATAGTTGTAAGGATTACCTACAAACTTATTACCTGCCCATGATGGTGTAGATGTTTCAGATAATCCTGAAATAATACATTTGAAAAATATAGCTTTACTGGCATCTAGTCCTGATATCCAAAATGGTATTATATCATATTGTTCCATTTTAGATTTTTCTACTTCAGTTCCACCAGCATCAATATATTTTCCATTACTATCAGCAAGTGAAGTTCCTCCAAATATTTTACTTATATCATCCCATCCTTGTTTAAATCTTTCGTTATCAGTAAATTTTTTATCTGGTGAATAACCAGGTACATTTTTTATAACATCCTTACCTACTTTATATGTAAATGCATTTTCAGATTTTCCAAACTTACCATCGGAATTAGTTCTATCTAAACCATAAATTGGTGATACTAAACTAAAATCAAGTTGTTCTTTACTTTTATTTGCAAAAGGAAGATGTGTATCTGCACCCATTTCTCCACCCTCATCAAATATATTACGAGAAGCTGCTCTTGATGTATCTTTTAATACCTGAGAATATGTGTTATCATTATGATATTCTAAGTTTTTATTATTGTTATCACCAATAGCATCACCTATGGTTCCTGGACTTCCAAATAAAGCTCCTCTGAGTTTATCTTTGGCCATTCCTATTCCACCACCAACTGCTTGTTTTACTATTGTAGATGGATTCCCACCTGATTGTTTTAGAAGTTTTCCAAGTTCGGTACCATTCTTACCATAAGAAGCTAATGTTATAGGTTCAGATGATAAGTTTTCTGAAAAGGTGATTGAACCTTTTTTAGAACCATCTAATTTTATTACCCTTGATGGCAATGTTGTTTCAGGTATACCTAATACACTATTTACAGCATCTCTAGCTTTACCAATTACTTTATTAAGACCTAATCCACCAGTAGCTCCTTCTACAATACCAGCAGTCATATCCTCCTTATCAGGAGTTGTTCTTTGTGCTATACGAACTGCTTGATTACCATATATCAATGGATTATTTATATCAACAAGGGATGCTTTTCTAATACCATTCAATTCTTGTTGAACAAAATTAGTTACATCTTGTTTAAATCCACCTTTAGATTCATTAGCAGCTGAATTAACTGCCTTATCTTGGGGAGATTCTTTAAATAGTTCTAATATAGTTGGCATATATCTTTTTCCCTTTATGAATTACTTCTTACAAATTGGTTAAACCTACCTAATGCTTTATCCATCTTACCACCACTTGTTCTAGCAACAGCTTCACCATCCATATTAATTATAGCACCTGCGGCAACTGTATCAATTAATAAATCTAATTTTTTAAGGAGGTCTGTATTATTTCCTGTGTTTGATTCTTTTAGAGTTGAAGCTAAACTATCAATAGTACTAGATAAAACACTTTCATTCGATTCAATATCTTCTGATGAAGTATTTACATCACTAAGTGATTGAGAAGGAGTAATCATTTGGTTTGCAAGGTCTTTTCCATCTTCACCTACTACAACATTACTTACTGCCTTTAAACCATCTGATGCTATACTTAATCCTTTTGATGCTGTTTGAGTTGCTATATCTATTCCTGATTTTACAACATCTCCCATTGAAGCAAATAGTTTGGTGTTTTCCATTTCATCACCCCTACCTGTTAATGCTTTAAATCCATCAGATGCAATACTAGCTAAAGCACCCATTGGTCCTTTTTCAGCTACAACTTCTAATCCTTGTTTTAGAACATCTCCTATTTTACTAAAGAATCCTCCACCTGTTTCTTCTTGTGGAGATGATAGTGAACTTGAAAGTGCACTTGCTCCTTCTTGTACAAGAGAAGAAGCTGCTCTAAGAGGAGCAGTTAACATATCTCCCATTTTACCGAAGAATCCTTTTTCTTCTCCATCCTCACCTTCACTACTAAACATTCCACCTATCTTGTTGGCTATACTACCAAACATACTCTCTGGTTTCTTAACAGCCATAATAGTATCTTCAGGATGAGTTCCAATAACCTTTCCATTTTGAACAATACCATCATCTATACTACCACCATCACTAACACCACCACCATCTTTTGTAGCATCCATTCCAAGTAGTTTAATAGCCCAATTTGGTAATATATTAGTAAATAAACCTGATAATCGTGCGGGTATTCCTTTAAAGAAATCTACTATCATGCCAGGCATCGTACCTAACCAATCCATTACCTCATACCATGCCTCTTTTAAACCATCAAAGAATGGAACTCCTTCAAATATGTTAGCTAAAGAATCTACAATAGCTTCTGGTATAGCATACCACCAATCAAGGAAACCAGAAAAGGCTTGATTTAATCCATCGGTTACCATTGAAAAATCTAAGGTGAATATACCTTTAATTATTTTCCAAAAACCTGATACCATTTGTACAATACCTGCAAAACTCTTAGCTACTACTTGAAGTCCAAAAGATAATGTTCCACCAATAATCTTTCCTATCATTTTCATAACATCAAGGAATCCTCCAGCAGAACCCTCACCACTGCCACTAAACATATCACTAAATATATCAAATACTGGTTGTAATGATTTTCTTATATTTCCAATAGTACCACTAATACCTTCAATCATACCACCTACAAAAGCAGCTACTCCTTTAAATGCCTTTTTTATTGCAGGCATATTATCTTCTAACAATTTCATAAATGCTTTAGCGAATGGTAAAAACGCTTGAGCTAATTGTAGGAATTGAGCTTTCATTTGATTTTGCATCATATCTATTCTTGAAGTACGTTCATTATCATATTTTTGTTTCGTTATTGCAGCCTTCAATTCATCTTTATCCATTTTAGATATATCTTTACCTGATTTGATTAAATCTTGAGCAGCTTTTAGTTCTTCCTTACTAGCATTACCCATTGCTTTCTTAATCCTTTGTTGATTAATCAAATCACCAATTGGCATTCCTGATGCTTTTGCCAGTGCTTCTTGTTCATAAACATTTAATTTGGTTAAATCACCTAATTTACTTGCTTGTTTAAGAACTTCTTGTTGAGCCCCAACCATATCTCCTTGAGCAGCTAAACCTCTAGCTCTACTTAGATTTAAGTTGGTACCTAAAATAGCACTTGCTTCTAATTCTGAATTTATACTATTTTCAAAATCTAATAAACTACCTGCAACTTGACCTGCTTGTTTTAATGAAGTACCAAATTTAGCGGCTTGAATTGCGGCAGCCTGTAATTGTTTAGGAGTTCCTTTAAAGTACTTATTTATTTCTTCGGAACTATTAGCTATATCTTCTATAACTTTTCCTACTGGTACTTTAGCTAATTTTGCTGCTGCAATGGTAGTTCCCATCATAGCTTGAGCGGCATCACCTGATATTCCAAATTGATTTTGTAATAGTTTATTGGTTTTACCAATAGTAGATGCACTTAAACCTAAATTAAAGGCCATCTTAAGTGTACTATTAACTACCTCATCACTTAATTTTTCAATACCATCAAATTCTTTATACAACTCACCTGCTGCTTTAGCACCTGTCTCTAAATCTCCAGTTAAATGCATTACAGAACCAGCGGCTGATGTAATTTGTGAATCTAATCCTTCGAATTGATTTTTATTCATCCCAGAAGATTCTCGGAATGCTATGGTTGCTTTATCTAACGCTTGCATGGCATATAACCCAGCGGCTAATGCTCCAATGATTAGAAGTAATATAGCTTGAGGGCCTGCAAAAGCACTTAACATTGAACCACCTGCTGCCATAGCACCTTTACCCATGGCCTTCATGTTTACAGTAGCTCCTTTTAATCTACCACTTAATCCTTTTGTAAGACCTGCATTTTTTTGCATTTCTTGACCATAAGCGGTAACATACTTTTTAGTAGCTCCACCAAACCCTTTTTTCAATGAGGCTGCTGCTTTATTTGCTGTTCCTTGAAGTAAACCACCAATAACAGGTATTTGACTTGTATATCCTGCTAATTTATCTACTCCCTCCGCAAACTTATCATTTAAATTTTGAGCTTTGTCTTTTACTCTATCTATGGCTTCTTGTTGTTTACCATACACAGCTAAAGACATATTCTGAACTTCAAGAGTTTTTATAGCTGCGGCTGTTCCAGCTTTTGTAAATTTATTAGAACCCTTCTGCTTCTCATGTTCACCACTTTTGAGTTTATTAATCTCATCTTGGTTATTTAATATTTGTTTATTGATAGATTCAGAATCACCTAAGGCTTTAGTTGATTCTTTGATTTTGTTGATATAATCTTTGGTTTCTTTTTTAAGAGCTTTCTTCTGATTTAAAAGCAGTTCAATATTTTTCTGCAAGGCACCAACACCACTCGCTGATATCTTCAGTGCATCTTGATATTCTTTTTCTAATTTTAAATCTTCTTTACTGGCCATTTAAAAAGTTCCTATTATTTCATATTTAGAATTTGTTTATATGATGGTGGAATTTCTTCTCCGTTCTTTTGCATTCTTTCAACTTCGTCTTGTAGTTTACTTAGAGCATTATCCAAATCACCTACAATTCTATTAAGTTTTTTATCTTTTTTAAGTTGACGAGAAAGAACTTTTCCAAATACCCATCCTACCAAACCTTCATTCATGTTATGCTTTTTAGCTAAAGCATTAGAAATTTTGTTAGATTGTTTTTCTGTAAGTTTCATAATATTATTCCCTATTTGTACTACTATAAATATAAGTCAAAAAAAAAGTGAGGAATTATTTCCTCACTCTTACATTTGGTCCTCTAGTAGAGGAACTTGATTGTTTCCCACTTTCAGCAGCTTTCTTTTCAGCTTCCTTTGTATCAACAAGCTGTTTATAGTAAAAGTTTCTGAGATGGACAGGTAATCTATATACTCCTTCTTGAGTAAATCCATTACCATAATAACACAATTCAAAAATCTGTTTATGAAGTAGAATTGAGTAATTACTCGGAAGGCCAAAAAAACCCGACACCCATCGGAATGGGCTTTACCTCCTTTTCACCCGTTTCTGGATTATCAAATTCAAATTCCATGTTTACATCGGGTTGTATTCTTGAAATTTCTTTTCTAAATGCTCTTGTATCTCTAGTAAGAAACTGAGTATTTATGAATTTGGTAATAGTTTGAGTGGATTCATCTCCATCAACAGAAAGAATCATATATCTATATCGTGTAGTTAATTCAGATGTAGTATCTTTTCCTGCTTTTTTATTTAATCTACTGAGTGCTCTTACATCAGCATCTATTTTTTTCTCATCTCCATGAGTTAGTAATTTGAATTCTAGTTCTTTACCAGTTGTTGTTTTAAACTTATACTTATTTTCTGGTGATAGAATATCCAAATCTACTTCTTTTGTTTGTACTTTTCCCAAATCAACAGATGTTTGAATATCATCTCCATACTCATCGGTCATTTGTACAGCATATTCAGGTCCATAACCTAAAATACGAGCCGCTAACATTATAGCATTTTTATCCCCTAGTATAATATCATCAATATTAACCTTTTTATCTACTATAATCGACTCAAATAACTTATCAAGAACCACCCCCTTTCGTATGAGATTCTGTGAAGCAAGAATTTCTTCTTCTTTCGCAGTCATGTATTTTATTTCTATTTCTCCAGATGATAGGGGATTATCTTCTGGATAACATTTACCTTGTGATGGTAGTGATATCACTTCGGTAGGAAAATCGTAATTTGCCATATAACTTTATTTTAATTGTTCGTATATAAATATATAAGTTTTAAAAAATTAGAAAATAAGGCACAAAAAAAGTTCTCACTAAGAGAACTTTTTTCTATAAAAATAATTTTGGAGGAATATTAGAATTCTAGGATAGCATAATCATATGATAATGTTAACTCGATTGAAGTTGGTTCATTTGATGACCAATCTAAACTACCGAAGTTAGCAGAGTTGATAAATGCACCTTTAAGAGTCCATTGTTCAATCTTATCACCAACAGGTCCTAATAGATAACATTGGATATCTTTCTTATAGAAATCCGCATATCCATCTCTACCTGTAATTGATTCGTGAGAAGTTCTTACCCACTCCATAACTGCCTGTGCACCTGATGGTACAATTGGGTCATAAAGTGTCATGGTAACATCAGCCCATTCACCTTTTCCTTTAAGTTTTCTTTTAACGTTGATGTGGTCCAAGGTAACAGTTTCAAATGAAATTGTTGGTCTTGTAGCTACTTTTATAAGATATGAAGGAATACCATCTATTTCCATGATGAACCTGTTTTGCATCTTTGGTTCAAAGTTGGTATAAAACATATCATTAAATTCTAATACTTCTGCCATTTTGTTTTCTCCTAATTTATTCTACTATAAATATAGTTCTTTTTTATTTTTAATTAATTATGCCGAGAACGAAGCTCCAGTTGGTAAGATGTTGAAATCTAACACGATGAATTCAGCAGTTTTCGTTGGTTGTAAGAAAATCTGTCCAGCCAATATGTTTCTGTCGATTACATCAGGTGTGTTGTTTGATTCATCCATCACCACTCTAAATGCATAAAGTCCTTGTCTTTGTTGTATTCCCTCTAAATAAGGGTTTACAGTATTTAAGAATCTACCTCTTGTTTGAGCCGTATTCTGTTCAAATACTAAATATCTTGATGTAGAAGCAATGTACTTCTTAACCTTAATCATTAATCTTCTTACATTAATTCTATCAAGTGCAGATGCTCTATCTTGTAAAGTTTTCTGTCCAAATGCAACAATACCTTCACCAGGGAAAGCCGCGATTGGATTAACTTTTCCTTCATATAGAGTATCTCGTTCCGCATGTGTTAATCTGTTTAATACAGAAACAGCACCTACGATACCACCTCTATTTAAACCTGCTGGTGCAAACCACTCAGCGGCGATTGCATCATTTCCAGCATATATTCCAGGCATCAATACTGATGGTGGAACAGATGTTAATCTATTCGTTCTTGAATCGATTGTTTTAACCCATGGGTAGTATGTACCTACATAGTTACTATCTAAGTTACCTGCCTGTTCAACAGCTTGTGATATACTATCAGTTGAAACTTGTCCAGTTCCACTATTGTAAGTTACACCTACAACATCACCGATAAAGAAAGCATCTTCTCTAGCTTCTACCATATCAACAATCTTATCAAATACATAAGAGTGATGTCTACGAACAATACCAGGTGCTGATACTAAGTTAATATCAAAATCATCAGGGTTAGATACAGAAGCAACTGCCTTAACATATGCAACTGAACCACTTGCTGTAGAAGTTGAACAATTAAATCCTTGTGTGTTACCACTACCAAAGTTTGCTGATGAACCAGCAAGTGCTTTTTCAGTAGTTGGAGATACACCATCAAATCCACCTTGGAATCCTAATACGAATTGTCTCTTATTAACATCCGAAGCGGCTGAACCAGTTAGTTCAAATCCAAATGCATGTGTTCCGTTATTAATATTTACGGTAGCATCGAATGCAAATACAGTATTTGCACCTTGGTTAGCACCTGTTGGTGTTGGATTTAAATAATGATTGTTATCTAGTTTAACATTGATTGTTTCTAAATCAATACCACTATATTGTACACCATTAGATGCACTATTCTCTTTTGAACCAGTTGAGAATACCACTGCTGGTACCTCAGATGGATTTCCTACGATAATTGGATTAATGTAAGCACCATGTCCGAATGGTCCTGCTGTTATTGGGAACGAACCTTCTGGTTTACATTCAACTCTAATATACTTAGAACGATTTACATAATCACCATTTTCAGTTTGTTTACCATTAGTATCGATAACAACATTTCTATCACCAATTACTTTCTTAATATAGTTTGGTGATGCAGGGTCTAGGTTTACATTGTTAAATGTTTCTAAGATTACTGGTCTCTTATTTGTATCAGAGTATCCTCTAACTGCAATTGAGAATGTTGCATAATCAGTAGAATTATTTGAACCAGCTGCTTTTACACCGAATACTGAAATTTTAAATTCTTTGTTATAGTTTGAACCATCACCGATAGTATGGAATTTTACCAAATCATGTCTTTCACCAGAAATCAACTGCGATTTTATCCAAGGAGTGGATGCATGTTGTATATCTTGACCAAAGTCTTGTGTTGGTAAAGTTTCTAAGATTACCTTAGAACCACTTGTGAAGTAGTTTGTTTGGTTGATAGCTTCATTTTCATAATAAACATATGAATAAGCATTTTTAGAACCTCTTGCATTTTCTCCAAATACATCAGATAAATCATTACCTGCACTTGGTAGTACAGATGCTGATAGTTCTCCAAATGAACCACTAATTGAGAATGCTGATGCGGAATCCGCTGCATCTATTGATGTAGTTGGGAATCCAATACTTTCATCTCCGTTATGTGTTGCAAATAAAGAACCAATTACTTTGATTCCTCCATCTGAACCACTAACTTTAATAGCGATTGGTGAAACATGAGAATATCCTCCAATGTTTCCAACTCTTACGATAGTAACAGTTCCAGCTTCTCTTAAATAATTTTGTACGGTATATCCTGTATAGTAAGAACCATCAGGTGTACCGAATATTTCTTCAAATTCCGATTGTGTACTTACAACGGTTGGTACGAAAGCAGGTCCCTTTTTTGTAGGTCCTATTATAGCTGCTCCGATTTCTCCAATCCCTTGTGCTAAGAAAGAAAGGTCATTTTCTCTCGTAAATACACCAGGTGATACAATTTTTTCTGCCATTTTATTTTACTCCTTGTTAATTTTGTTCTGTAAACGTACTCTTATAAATATAAAATACTTTTTCTAAAGATTATTTTTCTTCTTCTTTAGTTTCAGTTTTTTGTTTTTCTTGTGGAGTTGGAATAAATACATTACTCTGTGGGTCGTAATTTCCATCACCATATTTTTTATTAAGTGTTTCAAACAAGGATTGCTCTGATTGTTGTAATTGTTGATGTTTGTTAATTAAATTAGATTCGATATTTTCGATTTCTTTAATTCTTCTATCTTTCTCAATTGTTAATTGTCCAAGTTGAGTAAATATATCAGATGCATCTTTTCTTATCTGTGCAATCTGTGAAACTTCTTCCTTTGTAAACTTAATTTCTTTTGCCATTGTTTTGTGTTTAATTGACTATTGTTTTTTGTATATATATAAATATATCGTTTTTTACAAAACGTAAATTTAATTTACATTATACAGTAAAACTAAAACTATCACTATAAGCTCCATATAATCCATGGTCTATAGCTCTTATTCTAATATAATTAGTACCAGAAGCTAAACTATGCCCATGTATTGATATTTCAGTAGTTGACCATTCATCATAACTTACGGTTGGTGAACTAAAATCAGAGTTATTATCTATTTGTAGATGATATGCTGTAATACCTGTGGTACCTGATGAAGTTGGAACAGACCATTCTATTATTTTACCTTCTGAACCAGCTTTAAGTTGTACTCCACTAACCTTACCAGGTGCACCTAAATCTCCACTATGAGTATTTCCACCTTTATTGTGAGTTATATATCCATTTACTAAATATGTATCTTGTTCTTCAACATCAATTGATACAATTTCTACGGTTTCGTCTACTAAACTATTTGATGTTACCGAAACTTCAGTACCATCTCCTTTTATTAATTTATCATCTACTATAATAGATGCTATCTGTTTGAATCTATATTCATCATCCGTAGAATCTTTTACCAACAACGGATGTTCAGCTGTTGCTGTTACTTCTCCATTGTTTATTGAATAATATCTTTCTGCAAATGAGTAAATTACATTTACTACCTCTACATCTTTAGCGGTGGTTTCAAGACTACTAGCATTCCACGAATAAAAATCATATGTATATTCATCATCAGATAATCCCTCTAAAGAATATCCACTTAACATATCACCTTCTTCTAAATCACCTACTTCCACAGTAGTTCCATCTGCAAGTGTTACAGGTGAATCAGCAGTTAAACATAATGTTGTATTTCCATCATAAGTATCTACCGAGTAAACTGTTTTTGTTTTTGCAACATTATAATCGGTTGCATGGTCATTGAATCCATCAGCAAATGTTACTGATAAAGTATGTGATGTAGTTGAAGATATATCCGTTTGTGAACTTGCACCTTGAGGATTCATAGCACCAACTGTAATCACACCAGTATCATCTTGGTTTGCACCAATACTTAAATATCCTGCAGAATTTCCAGCAGAATTATATGTTGGAGAAACTGCCCAAGTAAAGTTTTGATATCTACCTCTTATTGATGTAAAGTAAGAACCCGCTCCACCAAATGCTAATGTATATGTTTCGTTTGTAGCTTCAACAGCATAAGTATATCCAGATAATGAACCAACTGAATCGATTCCCCAACCTGACATTGAAATTTCATCATCGGCCTGTGGGTCACTATAAATAGTACCCAATGATACGTTTGAATTTTGAGTATGACCAGTTGCTCCTGCTAAATTATTTAAACTAAGTGTTTCTCCTGCTGAAATTGCCATATATAATGTTTCCTATATATTATAAATATTAAGTAAATCGTTTACCCATTTATCTTTATTAGTAAAATTGTTAATCATATATTCTTTTAACAAATTAAACCATTTATTTTTTTCTGAATATGAGGTTTCTTTTAACCTACTATAAATATGATTAAATTCTTTTTTAGATGAAGCTCTATACGGATACTCAAAATCTTTACACCAATCTTGATGTATTATTGGTAGTTTACCTCTATCTACTGCTTCAATTATACCATACCCAAACGGTTCTACTGAAAAACAAGAATGTGAAATCCCCCAATCCATATTATAAAACATATTTTTAAATTTTGAATCATAATGATATATTTTATGTTTTCTTGTATCCAATTTTACACTATTTTTCCATACAGTTATAAAATCATTTGAATTAGTAAAAATAAAAGCTTTCTTATTATCTAAAAAGTGAGGATTTTTTCTACCTTCACATCTTGAAGCAAAACCTATATTGTTTGAATCAGATAATTTTAAATTATGTTTAAATTCGTAAAAGTTTTTTATATTAATATTATTATATTTTATTTTATATAATCCTATCCATATATTATTTTTTGAATGTTCTGTTATTTTTTGTTCCCATGATGAATCTACAAAAGGATGCCATCCCATTGAAGCATCTGTTACTACTTGTGATTTAATAACATCATCTACTGAATTGTGTAAAACATTTGAATGAATTTTATCTAAATTATCATCAATAACGTTCATTGGTGTATAATGACCATGTAATATATTAATTCTACGGGCCCCTTTACATAGTTCTTCAAACTTTTCTATATTATCTCCATGCCAATAAGTTTCAATTGGAAATTCATAATCTTCATGTCCATTTGGTTTATTTCTATGAATTAAAAGAATTGGTTTTACATCTAATTTAGGTGCAATTAATTCCATCCATAAATTAACCCAAGTATCAGTACCAGCATTTACCCAAGGGCCACCACCAGTAGTATAATACACATCATACATATTTTATTTTTTTACGATTATAATTCCAGCAAATGTTGTTGAGAATACAACAGTAACTCTACTTGTTGAATTTGTAGTAATTGAAACTGGTACTTCTTGTTGAGATGTAGCAGTATTCCAAGCTTGTACTATTGGATATTGTTCACTTAAATTGTGGTCTACTGCATATGAAGATGCTCCACTTACAGTTTCTTTATGTGTTGTTAAATCTGTAATTTGTGTTGAACCACTTACTATCGTATCTGCATTTAATTTTGTTTTTACTCTTGCATCTGTATAATAAAGATTTGTTGAACCTTCGGTTATTTCATCTGTATTATCTTGTGCTTGTGCTTTAGAATCTACATATGCTTTTACAGATTGTTGAGTTGGTACTTTAGTTGCTGAATTGGATGCGAAGTTATCTTCATCAACCGATACTAAGTTTAATATCTGCTGTGAACCACTAACTACTGTTTTTGTATTTAATCTAGTATCTACTCTAGCATTTGTGAAAAATACATTAGTAGCTCCTTCTGTAATATCATCACTATCACCATCTAATTCACTC